TCTGATCTACAGTGAGCGCCTGAATCTGAAAGAGATAGAGCGCCCGAATCTGATCTACAGTGAGCGCCCGAATCTTATCGGCAGTGAGCGCCCGAATCTGATCTACAGTGAGCGCCTGAATCTGAAAGAGATAGAGCGCCCGAATCTGATCTACAGTGAGCGCCCGAATCTTATCGGCAGTGAGCGCCCGAATCTGATCTACAGTCTTGAGTAGCTGTCCGTCCGGTATGTCAATAAACGTCCACGCGAACGAAATTTGAGGTTTTTTCTTTTTGGTGTTTCCCATTCCGCTACCTTTGTTTCGTATGCATAACATCCTCTGGCACATACGTAAAATGTCGATTGAGCCAGCTTGCCATGTACCTAATAAAATACTCCGCGCGTGGCATATCCTTATCAATGACAACCACACTATCGGAGTTAGGAAATAACGAATCACGCACGTACCAAAAAGCGTCGCCGCCAGGAACCGGCGCGATGACAACGTATCGGCGAGGGTCCGGCATTACGCACCGCCCCGCCGCGCCTTATTACGCTTGGACCGCAATTTTCCCCACGCGATCAGGCCACGTATGTAAACATCCAACGCACGTGTCATAAACTCCCCGGCACGATCACGACGTAGCTTGGACAGCCACTTTGACCGTTCGTCATTCTCTCCGTCATGCACAGTTTTCATCGGACGCTTAGGCATTAGGAAACTCCCGTTTTTGGTGGCAGTGAAACCAACGCGCGATCAAGTCCAAGCGCGTGAAACGTAAACGAAATTTCCTCCTCAGTCGGCAGCAACCAAGGATACTTAGAGACTTCGTTGATGACGGCGGGCATGGGAGCATAAAGCGCCTGAGTGACAGCCATGCCGTTAGGTTTCAAGGTGACCTTCAAAATCTCGCACTGATCGCCGATTTTCTGAGCGATTTTGTTAGCCACGATAATACGAAAAACAAGTTCTTCAAGCATGGGTTTTTCCTTTCACAAAAACCCCTAGCCGATGACGGAGAAAGTCCGGCTAGGGGGCGTACTGTCTATTCGGGCAGTACGAAACTCGACTTTCGCGGTCCTCCCGACTTCAAGGCGGCTACCGCCGCTTCGACACCTTTGAGCATGGCGCTATGGATGGCCATAACCTGCGGTTCGGTCGGGCGAAGCCGCCCCATCAAACCAACGTCCGCGATAGCGGAGAGCGCGCGCGTAACACGCTTGCCGGTCGCCTCAATCAACTTTGCACGCTTCTCTTCCGGCGTTTTCTTCACGCGCTTGGTTGCTGTCGGGTCTGGCGTCTGGTTCGTGCGTTGGGTTTTCGTTCCTGTCGGTGTCATTCAAAATGTCCTTTAGAGTAGTGTAGTTTTCTACCTCTCTAAGGGTAGCATTTTCAGCGTTTGATTGCAAGCGTTTTTCATACGCTTTCTTGAACTTTCTTCGTTGTGTAAAACATTGTCGCATAAAAAGGAACCGCCCGAAACCAATAGGTAACGGGCGGTCGTACCGAGCAAGGGAGCAATCTGGCAGGATTGCGGACATCTCAAGAGTATCATGAGATCCGCCCACCTGTCAAGAGGTTATTTCTTCGTTGGCGCGGTCGCTGGAGCCGCCGCGATTTGCTTCATGAGGTCGGCCAGCGGGTCCGCCGTCTCAGGCGGTAGCAGGTTTTTCGCCTGATAACTGTATCCGATGGGATTCGACGCAACTACGCTCTGGATCGCCAAACCGAACTTAACGGTATTGAACACGTCTGGCTTATCGGTTTTGACGGCGCTGGCGATCAGGGAATGAATTCCGCCAGGGAGGAACAATTTGCCTGACCGATACACCTTGCCGTCTTGCAGGTTCGTCGCCATGAAGTCACCCTCTAGCGCTTCCCACGCGTCGGCCACGGTACCGTCTTTCTTCTCAAGCATCTTTCCGGTGATGATACCACGCGCGTATCCGAAGATGTTGCAGAGTTCCGCCGGTTTGTTCGGTTCACAGGTACCGGGACGGCACCCGATCCCCTTTACCGACATTTTCGTTATAATCAATTGTTCGCTCATGAGTTTTTCTTTCTTGGTGGAGGCTGTCCACCTAGAAAGTGTAGCACAACGAAAAACCCCATGCAACTAAAAAACTACTTGGACGCTCCCGAGCGGTTGCAATGGACCAATGGAACGGTACCCGGTTCCGACACCGCTGTTACCAGGATAGCCAGTGGTTTTCAAACCTAACCCTCCGCCAGACGTTGCGTTCAATGTAAAATCGGTCGGAGCGGACGTGAACGGGTTCGCTGTCAATGTAACGTCATTGGCACCCGCCGTAACATTGTTTCTAGTCCCCGTCCCGCCGCCCGTGTTGCAGTTTCCCATGGCGTTATAATTTTCCTCAGTCAAACCGCCCTCCGTGGTCATATTGACGCACCAACCAACCGCTGTATAAAAAATGCTGTTAGTGATTTGCGGACAAGCGGTAGTACAGGTAGTCCGAACGCAATCACGACCCGCGTTGTAGCAAATACTGTTAATCAAAGAAATAGAAGCGGTTTGCAGTGAAAACACGTCTGAAGTTGTGGCCGACGCATGACCGACGCCGATACACAAAAGACAAACGATATCATTCCCTGTCGCAAGAAACGCCGCGCCAGTCGTAGACAACGGTGTTAAAACTTTCACGTCATAACAAGATTGGTTGCCGTTGAAAGAAACGGAAGCGCCCGCCGATTGACCATTGACGGTTATATGCTGACAATTCGCCCCTGCCGACAAACTAAAACACGTACTCTTACAATTTGCAAGTGACCCATTTTCAACCATACTTCCGGCACTTGTTGAAGTCATTCCAACGCAAGCGGTTTGTAAATTACAGTCGAGAGAAAATAGATCAATGACTGAGCCCGTACCCGCCGCGACGTTCCAAAGCGTAAAACTACCTGCGGTTGCCTGAATTGTTGGTGAACAACCTCGGTCGCCCTGAGTTGTTTGATAGCCCTGAACAAGTACACCACTCGCCAGAGAAAACGCAAGCGTTGAACCTGTTGTATAGGTCGCGTCACATTTCACATAAATTTTATTAGATGCTGTCACCACCCCAGATAAATTTGGGAGTCCACACGAACCGCCCATTTTTCCGGTTGCGGTTTGTGCAGCCGTACCAAGCGAACGATCGAGGGTCCACGTATTCGCCACGGTATCCGCGCCAGTGATCTCAAACCAGCCTTGTGTTGCAGTTCCACCCGTGTTGTGGAAACCGTTGCCGATATCTTGCAGGCTCACCGTATAATCGGTGAGAGAAACCGTTAGCTTAGTAGTCGTCGCGTTGACAACCGATAGCGTGGTAATAGTCGCGTGAGTCGTCGCGCCGCCTGTGGAATAATTTGTACCACTAGCGCCCGTGACGAAAAAACATCCATTGTTATTGCTACCCGCCTGCCGAATGTCCCAAACGGCATTACTGGAAATCGCCGCCGTTAAAGGTAGAGACAAAAGAAAAACGAGGCAAAGTTTTTTGAACATTAGGAACACCACCCAACGGCATAAACTTGTGTCACGGTCGCCGCCGTGACGATGGTACCACCAAACACGTCGCCAGTGGCAACGGAGGTTCCCCAACCAGTGAGCGAACCGTTTAGAGACAATGCGGACGATGACAATGTAAGTGGTGCGGACGCTGAAATTTTATCACCTGAAGTCGGAATTGCACTAGCCGCTTTCCACACGTCGATAGTTATGGAACCGGACGGTGAGCCGGAAATGTCGATACGATTGATAGTCACGTTTCCAAACGCGACCGGTTTGAACACACCTAGCGCACCCGTGGCAATCGCCGCGCCGCCGCTTCCAATGATCGTAAATTCAAAACACCGATAAGTTGGCGAACCCGTCGAAACTGTACACGTCGAGCCTAACGTACACACTGTTCCGTTAACCGTCGTCGCAACATTCGCCATGTCCGCGTTTTGAACGGTCGCGCAAGTTGGACGTGCGGAAGTGTCTACCGTCCTAGCAAATTGATTCGTACACGTCCCACCCGGCGTGTTGCCGTTTACTTTGGCAACACCAGGACCTGGATACGTACCATTTAGATCGCCAGAGGCCGCGCCGGTCGGCGCACCGCCTGGAGTACAGCTTGCGCCAAGCGTACACGTCACACTATTGACAGTGATCGTGGTATTTGTCATGTCCGCGTTGCCAACAGTCGCGCAAGTCGGAGCAACCGCCGTGGAAAGAACGCGGATAAATTGGTTGACGCATGTTCCGCCAGGGACACCGCCGTTTACTTTGGCCACAGTCGGGTTAGGATATGTCCCACTGAGGTCGCCGCCCGCCGCACCTGACGGCGCTCCACTGCGAGCGATCCCGTATCCATAATGCCATCCCTGGATCGTTGCCCTAAGCGTGCCGGTTCCCGTGAGCGTTGCCGACAGCCGCACGAATCCGACATAGCCGGAAAAGGTAGATTCATTCCCAGTCGTCGAAGTGTTGGGGTTGATACCGGAAACTGTCGTACCAGAATATGCACCCCACGTTGCAGGCGTGGACGGTCCCGCCGCTGATTGAAACGAAAGTGACACTCCAGAAAATCCGGTAGACTGATAAACAACGATCCAATTTTTACAGCCGCCCAACACGTTATTGAAAACCGCGCTAGTACCGGAAGCTGAAAAAGTCACCGGCGTTGGAGCACAGTCGGGCGACTGCCCGAACGAACACAAACAAAACGCCAGCAACAAAACGCATGACGAAAAAACCTTTTTCATTCGCTCACCCGCCGTGCCGTGACACCCGCGCCGGTCACGTCCTTGTCTTTTGTCTGGCTGAATCCAAGCGCCGAAATGAACGCTCCGATGATTGACATTTGATCCGCCGTGAAATGGTACACGTTAAAAACGTGCAAGGCCACAGGGATTAAACCCAAAATCCCGGTCATCGTCGTTTTCCAATTCTTCATTTTCCATCTCCTCTAAAAATTACGTGTTGCTCAAACCATTCGTAAATCGTATTCAACTTGTATTCCATGCGGTCAATCCGGCGAATGTTGGTAAAATGAGCCGTGACAAACCCGCATAAAAGAACAAAGCCGGTCAAGAGCGTGCCAAAGTTTATCTCCCAGTTGAAATGCATTAAGCGGCAACCGTTCCGCCGGCTTTGACGGCCAGCGTTACAGCGTCACGCGCCGGTTTGAATAGCATCACGCCGCCCAACACGAAAATTAAACCTAGACCGATGACGGCGACACGAACGACAGTCGATCCAAGGATAGCATCTTTCGCAGCATCTACAATTTTTCCACCTGTTGATTCGGCCACGGCACCAACTGCCGTGGAAACAAGGTCAGTCGGCGAGTGTCCGAATAAATTTGCAATGGCTTTAGCGTACGTGTCGGTCGCCGATTGCGAGTTCCCCGGCGCGGTTGGTGGAGCCCATTGCTCAATCAAATCTTGGTAGGTTGTCTGACCCTTTGCCACGATTTTCTGTACTAACGCGTCCTGTGCGGCGAACCCATCAGCAATTGTCGGGAACTTAGCAAATCCGCCGTCCCCAGTTGTTCCACCAAACTTAGAAGCGAACCCGCCAGGGATCAGATTACCGGGATTGTTATTTCGTTGCGCGAGACTGTCGTTTACGTTGAAACCTTCGAGGTTCGCGATAGCGGCGTCAAGTGTATCATACATTCCCACGTGGTCATAATCCTTAGTACGGGCGGTCTAAATCGGCATAGCTCATTCCTGGTCGAGGCATGTCAGACGAAAGATTTGGGCGTGCCACATCTGGTAGAGCACCAATTGGACGCGCCAAATCACCGCTATCGCCGGTCAAAATTGGAGCGCTTTGCAAGAAAAATGTATTAGTTCTTGGTCGAGGCACGTCATTACTACCATTCGTCAATGTTGGCCGCTCCAAATCCGTTTGCGTCCCATTGGAATTAAGACGCGGAACATCATAGATCTGATTTGGATTCACACCGGAAATAACATTGCCGGTATAATTTTGCCAATATCCGGAAGGTTGATTACGAATCAAATCACGCTTAGTCGTATTACACCCTTGCGAATAAACAGAACGTCCGCCGATTGTTCCGCATCCATTGTTACACGTCGTTTGACAAGCTCCACCGCACCCGCAACCATCGGACCCACCGCCAGACGCGCCAGTTGGGAATCCAGACACGGGAGTTACACCAGACACGGGAGTTCCACCAGGATAAACGGTACCGCCAGGGAAATCAAGAGCTACGTTGTTTCGTGGCATGGAATTATATGACAAGCTACTCAAATCCAACGCGCCAGGGGAACCCTGAACAAGTGTAACCAGACTATTATAAGAGCTGTCGCCCATACGAATCGACGCGCCGTCATTCTGAGTCTTAATCGTATTGTCCCAGGACAATGTAGGGTCCGTACCGTTATCAACGTTCGGATCAAACGTGACAGTAGGATTACCATGTGGAACCGGCGCGGGCGAACTAAGTCCTTGACTCGATTTATTTTTCAGCAGATAGTAAATGATAATGACGACGGCGACAACCGCCAGCACTATCACCATGTGTTTTGGACGAAAACCCTTTTGTGTGGTCATACGAAGTTAGCCGGGTCATTCGGCGCGTCCTTTCGTTTCGTCGTTCGCACGAAAAACGTGTTAATAATTGTAGGCGAGCCGGTTCGGGCGAACGCCACGAACACAGCGACAACGGCAATGACGATAAACCATTGTGCGGCTTTCATATTTTACCCCACCGTCAAAACTTTTGTAACACCGCTAAAGATGCTATTAAGAATCCCACCCGGAGTATTTCCCGGCTGACTTTCATGAGCCGTTTGCGAGCCTTGAGCCGCTACACCGATAGCCGTATTACCAAACAAAGTCGCCAGCGCGGTTGCCTGATTCGCGCCGGTTCCCCATGCGTCCTTACCAGGTCCACTGAAGTCGAAAAAATCCAAGAGGTTTTTGCGAGTGGTACTCAAAACATTGTCGGCAATATGAACTTGCGCGTCCGTAGAATAACGGTCGGTTGCAAAATAATCGTGATAAACTTCCGCGCTCTTGTCGGCTAGATACTTCTGAAGATTGGACGCTATATTCGCCACGGAAACGTCACGATTCGTTTCGTTGGAACTGATACCGAGCCGTGCGGACCATTCAATGTTGGCGAGCGAAATATCACGCGTGGAAAGAATGTTAGCGAGTGAAATATCACGCGTGGAAAGAATGTTAGCGACTGAAATATCACGATTGGTGTCTAAAGTCTCAAGCGAGATATCGCGAGCAAATCCCGCAATGTCGCGATCCGTTTGCAACTGTGTAATGGTTATGTCACGTTGGAATCCGGCTAGACTGACTTCCTTCGCAAGTCCCGCAATTCCAAGATTAGTCCGGTTCGTGTCAACAATTCCCGCAAGCTGATTTCCGCTCACGATGGACGCGATATCACGATTGATACCGGCCACACCCAACTGTGTTGTACTTTCGATTTGGGCGGTTTGAACTTGAGCCGCCGCCTGAATACCCGCAACATCGACCGCGCCCTTTACTTGTGTTTGAGTTTTCTGCAAGTCGATCAAATCATGTGCGGACATAACCGCACCTTCTGCACCGATCTTAGCGATATCCTGGGAACCTTGTTCGTGTAACACTTGCAACTGTGCGGACAAGTCGAACTGCCGTAACTGCATGGCCTGACCGAATTGCTTGTCGTCGCGCGAGTCCTGATATGCTTGAGCCGCCGCTTGCGGGTCCACACCGTTTGACTGAACCGACGACACGGACGAACCACTGCCGGCCATGCGGCGAATGAGAAACCAAACGATGATAGCGCCAATGACAAACGATCCGATAAGGTACGGATGTTTTTTGACCCAAACCGTGATTTTCTTCATTGGTTATTCGTCTGCATTTCCAGCAGAGCCTGTGTAACAATTTGCCCGTGGAACGCGCCACCCAAACCAGCAGGGGTAAGAGTTTGAGCCTGAAAATAAACGGGTGCGACCGAAATCAGCATCCGAGAATTGATAACACCCTGGGTGACCTTCTGACGGTACTTATTGATCCTGGAATTGAACCCGAACGTTTGCGGCGACGCGCTGTGAAAGTCCCGCCCCTGCGTGTAGTACGCGGTTGGTCCCGCCGCAACGATTATACCATAGCGCGGATTATTGTCGAGAAACATTCGAGCACCCTTTCCTTATACGACGGAGCCGAAACCTATCGCATAGAGAACGTGCCGCGTCCACCAGCAACCGGCGAAATCGCAACACCTAGAATGCTTCCGAAAGCGTTTCCGCCGCTGGTGATAACGTTGGCAGTGTCGGCATTCTTGCTCACAAGTACGGCAATGATCGCAACCCCGACAATTGCAGTCAGGACAGTTACAACCGACGTAATAAGTTGGTCAGACATTTTTCCCTCTCAATTCAAATTGTAACCCATTGTCATCGAACTACGTGAACCGCCGCCCATGACGGGCGAAATAGCCACACCCAAAATATTTCCGAATGCGTTTCCACCGCTGGTGATAACGCCAGACGTGTCCGCGTTTTTGCTCACCAACACCGAAATTAACGCGACGCCAACAACGGCGATCAGAACCGATACAACGCCCGTGATAAGATCGTCTGACATTTTACCCTTTCAGAAGTGAGGCAATTTGAAACTCGGAATCGTCTCAATCGGCAACCGGCTCACCGTGGAGCCGCCAGTCGAGATTTTTAATTGAGTTGTGAACTGCTGAAAGAATCCGCCGCCAACGCCTTTACCACGCGTCAGGAACATCACCAGAATTACTAGCGCCAGGAATGCAACGCTGAACGGTTTCGCCTTGGGAATGTATCCGATGGACCCAATTAAAACCATCGCCAGAATCCAGTAGACGAAGTTATTTTCACCGGTAAAGTCGTCCACAATCAATGCGCCAAGTTTCGCATGCGTCCCAAGAATTGCGGACACAACCAAAACCAGTCCTGCGAAAATGAGAACGAACGGCATTTTACTGTGACAAACCCACAACCGACAGATAGTCGCCAAGCTGTCCTTTCATTGTTATGTAAACAATGAATCCGACAACCAACGCGCCGACGATGATACTCGACTGATCCATATTAGCGCGGCTTCAGTTTCCCAATCGTCGAATCGGCGATGACAGGCCAGTAATAGGCAATCGTCATTCCTATGAATAACCAGACAACGATCATGAGTCCTTTATGCATGGCTTACTTTTTGCCGCCTTTCTTTTTCTTGTCGCCGTTCTGAATTTTCTCAGCCGGAACTGCAACCATCAAAATCAGTTGCTCGACGATTTTCTCCAGTTCCTCGATACGCTCCGCGTAAGTTTTCATTGGGTCACCTTTGTTATCTGCCGTAAAATCGTGGTCCACATCCATAGAATCACAATTAGCAATCCCAGGAACCAGAACCAATTGGCCGCACTTCCCTCCGATTGGAAAGGATGTTTCAGCCATTCAATAAATCGCTCAACCATGTTTTTGTCCTTTCTTTTAACTTCGCCGCGCCTAAACCGGAGGAGTCGAAGCGCGGCGATATAGACCAGGAAAACCCATTGAAAACCCGGCCTAACTTGTCTGCAACGAGCCGGAAATGTTCACATCGTTTACAGTGGAGAACATTTCGACGCCGACAGAGAGATACGTACCGGCATCGGCAGTGATGGGATTAATGTTGAGGTTCATATTCCCGTACTGGTTCGTGAGAATCGGGCGGTCGCGTGAGCCGAAGTAATACAGCCCCAACGGGAGTCCGGTTCCGATCATGGCCTTTGCTTCGATGGCCAAAAATGCCGGAGTCTTTTTCCAGATATTCAACTGGTTCGCCGCCGCCAAGCTAAAATAGTTCACGTCGGTACCGCCAGCGCGAGCCGTGCCGTTGAAGTACAACGCAATTGTGGACAGCATCGCTTTGTAGTTCGGGTACTGGTAGCCGAAATCCTGATTCGCAACCATGCCGGTCATGGTTGTATATTTCAGTTCGTAAATCGTGCGGAGGTCGATCAGTGGAAGAATCGGACCCTGTTGACCCATCGGCAATTGATCGAGATAATCAATGTAGGTTGCAATGGTCATGGCCGACATACGCGCGTTGGCGACAGTGCCGGCACCGGCCAGCGCAAAAACCGCCAGCGTGCTATCGGCCGTGCTCGATACAATTGGTGTGGCGTTGATGGATAATTGCAGTTGCAACTGTGCGTTCGTCACCGCCGCCAGAACGGAGCCGCGAAGATCCATGCTGTTGTACGCCAGCGGAACGTAATACCAAAAAGTCACAACCGTAGAAGCTGTGTTATCGGCGATGGACGCAGGGCAGGAATTTTGACCGGTCCAAGTCGCGCCGTAGCGGACAACGGATTCGATACCAGTGTCGATGACCAACGCGGAATCCACGATGGCGCGATTTCGGATCGTGTTCAACATGGTCAGGTACCAACCAGGAACCTGGATGCGGGTGTTCTGAACGGAGTCGATGAAGGTGATTTGAGAGAGAAGATTCGCCGCGTTGAACGTGGTACGATTGATCGCCGCTCCAACTGTCGCCGTCACAAACGTAGCGTCGCATCGAACCCAATAGCCACGGTGCAAACCCACCAAGGGAGGATTGATCGTCACCGTTGGCGTGGCCGCTCCGAGATTTCCAGCCGCCGCCGTGTACGTTTGCGAAGTCATGGGCTGAAACATCGGAAGCGCGGATTGGAGTACCAATCGCCCCGCTAACGCGTTCGCCTGTTCTGGTGTCAATTGTTGCTGTGCCATTTTTTCCTTTCGTTACGCGGTCGGGGAAGTTTCCCAATGCATCACCACGTTAAACGCGATGGCAGCAATCAGGATCATAAGAGTGAGAATAACCCAGTTCATCGGGTTTTTCATGAGTTCAAAATTCAGCATGTTAACCCTTTGCGTTGTGTTCACGGACGAATCGGGCGACCGCTCCGAGGATCACAAATCCGGTCCCCACCATGAGAATGACGGTGACCCAGTTGGTCGGTGTCCAAGCAATGATGTTATCGTTCATAGAACCTCAAGGTAGAGTACCATTGTACTAAGGTTCCTGTCAAGCGGAAAATTCAGGCGGCGCGGGTAATTCTCTGGACCTTCGAACGCACCGAATGGATCAAGGCGTCCCGCCCCGGCACCGGTCCCCACATCACCATTTTTCCGTCCGACACATCGTAATAATACGAATGATATTTTGGTAAAATGCGGTAGTTCAATTTTTCTTCGTCGGTGTATTCTTCGACGCGCTTGCGGTCCTTGGAATACGATAGCGCGAAGGTCTGGATAAAATCCGCTTCTGTAAAAACGAACAAATCCATTTCAACGGGACGTTGCGACAAAACGATCATGGGAATATGCAGCGAACGTCCTTGAGTGAGGCACGCGCGAAACCATCGCATCTTACG